TTTGTCAGCTTCGATGTCATTCCCGGTGGGCGCTTCAAGCTTTGCATCACCGATCCCGCTGCGGAAATCCATATAGAAGATTTTGCGCCCGGCGGCGTCCACCCCCTCGGTGGCTGACACCTGTACCGCAAGCCCGGCAGCTCGTCTGATCTCGATCTTAAGCATTGCGCACCTCCAGTGCCGCTGACACATCCCAATTCAAACCCGCCCCGGCGCTGGCCTTGAACGGCCCCTTGAACCGGGCTTCAACATATTGGAACCCGCCGCCCACGGCGATCGGCACCGTGACCCAGGCCGATCCGCCCGAGGCCCCAAGCGCGTTGCCGCTGGCATCGCTGCGCACGAACAGATCATATCCCGTCACGACGCGGGCATTGACCTCGCAGACATCGACGCCACTCAGGCCATCGCCAGCATAATAGGCCGTCGGCGTGGCATCCAGCAGGTCCAGCCGCAGCACCGGGTTCGTTGCCCCTGTGCCGCTCCAGGCCGTGATGCTGACCCGCCACCAGCCGTCGCCGCGATCTTTGATCGTGCGACTGACCAGCCCGCCCATGCCGCCGAATTCACCCGTTTCCACATTGACATTGGTCCAGCAAAGCGCCCCTGCCCGATCCACCAGCCCCAGGCGCGCCCATTTCCGACCCGCCACATGCAGCGAGGCGCAACCGATCACCATGGTGCCGTCCAACGGTGCCGGTGTCAGCACTTTCTGGGCGTAATGCACGTCCAGGGCCACCGTATCGACCAGCCGGTCAGCCAGCACCAGATCGGGGCCGACCGTGGTATCAGCGATCAAACTGGCCGCATTGACCCCCCAGCCGGTCAGGCTGTCGCTGTCGCCGGCCAGGCTCCAGGCCTCGTCGCCCCACCATGCCCGGAAGGCCGCCATTTCAGCATCGCTGAATTCCCATTGCACATCGACGTTGTCGTGGCGGGCGAAGGTGATCCGGCGCACCCGCGCAAACCCCACCTCCATATCGGTGCGGATCACCTGATCCACCGGCGTGAGCCCGAAACCGGGCTCCGACGGGGTCGGCAGGGTGTCGGGCCAGCGCCGCATCAGCGCACCGCCCTGCCGACGCCGTAGCTGTCAGCAAAAGCATTGGTCAACGCCCCGACGCCACGGCGCGCATTGGCGGCAAGATGCGCATCGACCTGATCCAGCACCATCTCGATGATCCTCGTGTTGCCCTCCATCCGCTCGCCCGTCTGCTGCGCCTGCAACGGCGGGCCGTTGTTGGCGATGTTGACGACCACCCTGGTCGCCGTCGCCCCGGCCCTGCCGGCGGCCAGAATGCCCCCCGCCTCGCCAACCAGGCCGCCGCCACCGTCAACCACCCCGCCCTGCGCGAAGGCGACCGGTGCGACCGGTGCTATCGGTGCGCGGTCGATCAGCTTTGAGTGCCACTCCGGCACCTCGACCCCCAGCGCGCCGCCCGCCGCGCGGGCCAGCGGCAGCAGTATCTCGCCCAGCGCCCCCGTCGCCCGCACCCCGAGCTTGCCGCCCGCCCCTCGCGCCAGCGGGATGATCGCCTCCGGCCCGGCCTCGCCCATCAGCCCGGTCTTGCCGCCCGGCAGGGCGAATGGCGTCGGCCTGTCAACCACGCTGTTGCGGTGCGCGGACAGCCCCGGCACGCCGCCGCCGGCATAGGCGGCATCCACCCCATGCGCGCCGATCACCCCGCCATTGGCCATCCCGAACGCGCCCAGAAGGCTGTCGAACAGCGGCGTGATGAAGGCATTGGTAAAGCGGTCGGCAAACATCGTGGCCAGTTTTTGCTGCACGAACGAGGCAAAATCGCCGAACGCATCCTTGGCCGATTTGGTGCCGGCAAGGAACGCCGCGAACGGCCCCTTGAAACCGTCGGCCATGGTCTGCGCCAGCGACGATCCCGCCGCGCCCACATCCCTGACCAGCTCGCCCGCCATCGCGCGCATCTGTTCGATCGCGGTTTTGGCTGTGGGTGCGACCTTCTCGACCTGCGGGATCAGCGCGGCAATCGCCCCGGCGGCACGGCGTTTGGCATCGGCAATGGCATCGGTGCCCTCGGCGGTGGTCATCAGCCCGAGGCTGACCTTTTCGTTGATCGCCGCAATGGCGACATCAAGTGCCGCCAGTGCCGCCTGTGCCTCGGCCTGCAACGAGGCCAGGCTGTCGCGCGCCGCGCCGGAACTGCTGCCAGCGCCAGATACTCCGAAGCGGTTCCTGATGGACTCCCGATACCTGTAGTCTTGGGCATCCTGGACATACCCAAGTTGCGACCCGCGCTCATCATCCCCCGCGCGCAAAATCCTGCCGGGGTCTGTCCACGCCGCCCAATCGGCCCTGTCCTGCGCCATCTGCCGCATTCTGTCCAGCACCGGCCCCAATTTTGCAAACAGCCGTCCCGCCGCGCCAACCGCCGTCTCAATCCCGCTCGAAAGATCCGCATTGCCGATATCGGTTGCAGCCCCCAGCGCGGCGCTCAGGGCATCCCATAGCGCGCCCGCGACATCTTTCGCCTCGGCAAGATGTCCGGGCAGGTCGGCGGTGACGGCCGCGATATTGCCCCCGGCCTCAACCGCCGCCGCCAGTTTGGTCGCAAGGCCGTCGGTCGCGTCGTTGGCCGCCTGCATCGAGCCGAAGACCTGCACCATCACGTTCAGCAGGGTCGTCCCGGCCTCGACCTGGGCCTGTGCGCCCTTGGCCTCGGACAGCACCGCTTGTGCCTCGGCCAGCTTGCGCGCCTGCTCGAAGGTCAGACCGTAGGTATCAGCCACTTCCTGGACCTTGTGTTTCAGGCTATCCAGCGCGGCAATGGCCCGATCAACCTCGGCATAGCCTTCCGTGAAATCAAAGAATGGTGCACTTGAAGCGGTAAGGGCCGCTTGGGTGGTCGCAATCTTCGACCGCATCGCGTCAATGGTGGCTTGTGCCGAGGCGAGGTTGCGAAGGTCAAGGCTGGGCACATCAAACCCGAACCCCGCAGCTTTCGCCGCCGCGTTTGCCGCCGCCTGCGCAGCGTCAAGCGTCCTTTGCAGTTCAAGCTCACGCACCCGCTGGATTTCGTCCGCCAGATCGCCATACTTCGCGCGCAGCTCCTCGATCGGCACCGCCGCCGCCTTGGCCGCCTCTTCATAGGCCTTGGTGGCCTCGGTCAGATCCTTGACGCGGTCCTCCAGCGACTTGGTATCCCCGCCCGCCCGCGCCGCCCGCACCGCCCATTGCACCAGCGCCGCCCCACCGCCGATGATGCCCAGCGTGGCCAGCGACACCGGGTTGATCATCCCGATGAAGGCCGCCTTCAGCGCCTTGACCGCGCCCGCCGCCCCCATCGGCCCGATCACCTGGCTGACTTGCGTGCCCTGCTGGATTGCCAGCATCAGCGGGTTTTGCCCCGCCGCCATCATCATGCCGATGTCGTTGAACTGCGCCGTCAGGTTGCCGACCGATCCGGCGGCCAGCGTCGATGCGCCGCCGATCTGGCGCATCCGCCCCGCCGCCACCTCGGACGCGGTGCCGATGCCGGTGATTTGGGCCTGCAAGGCTTTCACCGCCGGGGTGGCCCTGGCGACACCCGCCACCGCGGGGGCAAGCCCGCCGGCCTTGGCCGAGCTGGTCACCGCCGCCTGCCCAAGACCCTGCACCTCGGCGCTGGTCGCTTTCAGCGCCGCCTTGGCCTGGTCAGCCTGGACCCGCAGTTCCATTGATGTGACAAAATCGGGCATCGCGGTCTCCTTCTCAAAGACAGTGCAGGTCGCCGTCGGGCCTGGCCCGGCCCCGGTCGGCATCGGGACCGGTATCGGACCCGCCCCGGCGCTTGAGCCAGGCCTGCACCTCGGCCGGGGTGCCCGCCGTGGCCAGCCGGATCGCCGCGATCAGCCGGGCCTCCTCGGCGCTCTCGACCGCAGCGTGTCCGGCCGTCAGCGCCGCCAGTTGGGCCAGCGTCAGCTCAAGGCATTCGGCAAGGCTGTGGCCGCGGCGGGCGAGCCAGGCGAAGGCGTGTCCCCACTCCATTCCTTCATCAGTGCCGCCATGCACTCTCCCTTTTCCTTTGTCATGGGCAGCAGGCGGTGGGCGAAAAAATCGAGGTTGACCTCGAACACCGCCGCCGTCAGGCGCACCATGTCGTCGGGGTAAAGCTCGTCGAGCCAGTCGCGTTCGGCCCCGCTGGCGATCGCCACGGCGTCGCAGACCGCCGGGCCATGCGCCGTCAGCGCGCCCATGTAGTCCGCGTCAACGATCAGCGCCATGAAGGGTGCTGCGGCGCGCGCAAACCCCGGCAATTGCCGCATCTTCAAGGGCAGGATGGCCAGCTTGCGCCCGGCAATCTCGACCTCGCGCGGCGTCGGTGCGAACACTTCCAGCGTGTCGGTTTCGGTCTTTGCCATCGCCATCACCGCGCCACGATGGCGATTTCGGTCGCGCCGCCGGGGCCCGGCAGCGCCCGCAGATCGGTCTGGATCAGCACGTTGCCACCGTCGTCGATCGCCTGCGGGTTGGTGCGCTGCACCCGGGCCGCATGCACCACGATCAGGCTGCCCGCGCCGGTGCCATGGGTGAACGACATCGCCGCCAGGGTGTTGGCGTTGATGGTGTCGCGCCAGGCAATCTCATCCGCGGCCGACAGATCAACGGCCATCTTGCCGCTGACCGCGCGGTCGGTGATGGCAATCCGTTCGCCGCCCAGTATCTTGCGATGCGAAAGATTGTTGCCGATGTCCCAGGAGATGCCTTTTGATGCGAGAGCGGCCCCGCCCGTCACCACGCCGTCGGTTTCCGAGGCCCCCACCCAGATGTTGCCGGAATTGGCATCGCTCACCACCTGCGGCTGGATGAAGGCGCTCAGATCGATCGCCGGAACCACGCTGGTGATGGCCTGGGTGTCGAACGCCCAGAATTCGAAATCCAGCGTCGGGATGCCATAGGCATTCAAATCAAGCTTGACCGTGCCGCGCCCGCCCTTGGCGAGATAGCGCACCCCGTCGCGGAAAAAGCGGAACGTCAGGCTCTCGAAGCCGTCATTCACCGGCGTATAGCGCACGTAGGGCACCGGGGCCGGCGCGGGCACGATGGCCTCGGCAAAGCCGCAGCCGCGCAGGAGCTTGCCCCAGGCGGGCGGGGTGCCCGCCACGCCCGCCCCCGCCAGCTCGACCTTGAAGTTGAGCTTGGCGCGCCGGGTGGCGGGCAGTTCCTCGGAATTGCCCATCCACGGCGTGACCAGATTGCGCGCCACATTGTCGGCCTCGATCAGAAACTGCGGCGGCTCGACAAACAGCAAGCCATCGGCGGCGGTGAAGACGGTTTCGGCGACGCCGTAAACCGCTTCGACCTTGCACAGAACCCCGGTGCGGCGGGTGTAACGATCGGCCATCACAGGGCCTCCTTCGGTTTGGTTTCAACAGGGGGTTCAACCGGGGCTTGAACGACGGGTGCAACCGCCGGTTCCACCGGCGGTGGATTGCGCACCAGCGCCCCGGTCGCGGGGTCGCGCAGATAGCTGCCGCCAGAGGTCGGGTCGGGTGCTGGCGCGGCGGCAGCGGGGCTGGGTGATTTCAGGGCAGGTTTCATGACGGGATGATCCTCAACTGGTCGGTGACAGAGAACGAGATTTCATAAGCGAACGTGCCGCGATCAGCCCCGATCAGGGTGCAGCGGCGGAAGCGGACGACGCCGATCAGCCCGCCCATGTCCCACCCAGCCAGGGCCAGCACGACCCCGTCGATCAGATCAGCCAGCCGGGGTAGCGCGCGCTTGCCGGTCGGGTCCTGGGTGCGCAAGGTCAGGATGACCGAGAACAGCCGGTCGATGGCCTGGACATAAGACCCGGTCTGGGCCAGATGCTTGCCGCCCGCGATCCCGGTCGGCACCACATGCGCGACCGGCGTGACCTGCGCCATGCCGCCGGTTGCGGTCAGCGCCGCCAGTGCGCCGACATCTTCGACGCGGTTGCCGAGATCGGGCACCCGGGCCTTGAGCCGGTCGATGATCGCCTGCAACTCCATCAGATGAAGCCCTTCATGGCGGCTTCGGTGAAGGGGCGCTCGCGGTCGGTGACCTGCACGCCATTGGCGCTTGATCCGGCCGGCTCGATCCCGGCCGCGCTGATGCGCACCGCCCCGGTGCCGATGTCGCGCAGCAGCTTCAGGGCGGTGTCGTAATCCTTGGCAATCTTGGGGTCAGGCTCGGTGACGTGCAGCTTCCAGATCGCGATCTGCATCGCGAGATCAGCCACCAGCCCCGGCACCGCTTCCAGCGGCAGGGTGTAGCGCGTCGCCAGATAACCGTCGATCATGGCATCGGTATCGGCCAGCGCCCGCGCCAGCACCGCGACGTCGATCACGCCGGTTGCCACCGCCGCCCGGTCGGTCAGATTGACCAGCATCGCGGTGCCGTAACGGTCGGTCAGCTCGGCTTGGGTGGCATAGGACATGGGGCTCGGGCCTCTGGGGTTTCAGGTTCCTGGCGGCGGTGTGGCCGCCGCCAGGCAGGCTCCTTTCGGAGCATCGGGGCCGGGGAGGCGGCCCGGACGTCAGCTACGAACGGAGCTGACGTCGATCTTCAGGCTCGGGTCGGCTTCGAGCGCGCGCCTGTCCGCCTCGCTCAATGCGCTTGCCGCGATCTGCACCGGCTCGGGCCCAAACTGGTGCCCGGCGCGGCGGCGGCCACGTGTCGGGCCGGTGATCGTCACGATCACCTCCGCCTCGTCGCGCGGGATCACCTTTGGTCCCGCGGGCGCGGTCTTGCGGGCTTGTGCCATCTCTGATCTCCTCTCGGCTCATCGAAGGGGGCGGGCGGCACCCACCCCCTCTGGAGCAGCCGAGCGTCAGGCCAGCCAGGGCGAGACCACCAGCTCGGCGGTGCCCTTCCACTCGTTGGTCTCGCCGCCGGTGGCGTATTCCGAGTTCAGAAGCTTGCGCCCGGCGCTTTCCAGCGACGGCGGCACCACCAGCAGGTTCGGCGTCAGCCCCATCGGCACGCCGTGATCGCCCTTCATTCCGGCGATTGCCGCCCGCGCGGTGGCGTAGTTCGCGGCGTTCAGGGTCTGCTTGCTGCCCCAGGCCATCTGCCAGAAGCCGTAGCCGACCGCGTAGCGGGCATCGACGCCGTAGACAAACTGACGGTTCATGAACACGTTGGTATCGGTTTCGCGGTCGAGCGACACGAAGTTCGGGGGTTTGCGGCTCTGGAAGATGATCGGCCTGATCACCTCGTTGGCGGCCAGCAGATACCAGGGCGTGCCCGCACCGCCGTCGGTGTTGGCAACCGAGGTCGTCGAACTATCGGCGGCGATCACCGGATGGTCGGTGTCGAAGAAATACTGCCCGTCGTAGCAGTTGGTGGTAAAACCACCCGCCAGCGCCGCGAACACCAGTTGCTCGGGGTGGCGCGCGGCGGCGCGGCCCAGCATGTCGAAGCGGGTCGCATACTGGCCCAGCGTATCGTCCTCGATATCGTTGCGATCGACCCCGACGGTCTTTTCCCAGGCCTCGTTGCGGATCCGGTAGTCGCTGTTCTTGAGGTTGTCGATGGTGCGCGGCCCGAGCCATTTCTGCATCGAGCTGAGCTCGCCAAGCCAGCCGTAGATGTTCTCGCTGGCGCTCGACGGGATGGTTGTCGCGACCCGGTCGCGCAGCGACGGCACCGCATTGAAGGCCCCCTGGAACGAGGTCTTGAAGCCGACGCGCAGGGCGTCAAGGTTGGCGGAATTGATGATCATGGGGTGCTCCTTACGACAGCATGGCGCGGGTCAGGGCTTCGTCGAACCGGACCCAGACGCCAATGGCGTCCACGTTGTCGACGATGCCTGCGGGCGAACGGGTGGCGGTGGCCGAGGTCTTGGCGACGGTCTGGTCATCGACGATGTAACAGGCGGCCCCGATGTCGGCGGTGGCGATCAGATCGCCGGCGGCCGAGTTGGCGAAGCGGAAGATGCCGGGCAGCACGGGATGGACGGTGACACCCGCCGTGGTGCTGGTACCCGCCGCCTCGGCACGGCCCACCCCGAACGCGCCGGTGGCGGTGGCGCCCGCGATCAGATGCCCCGAGGCGTTGCGCATCAGAATCGACCCGGCGTGGATCGTCTGGTTGGCCCCGAGCAGCCCGACGCGCGCGTCGCCCTTCGCCTGGGGGG